TTTTGACCGGCGCAGCAGAAAAGCCCGACAGTTTTGTTTCTTCTTCAAAAGAACGCTCAGAGGTCTCAGTTTCAAAGATCTCTTTGTGTTCTTCACCGTACTTGTTGTACTCCAAGCCAAACAAAGCGTTTAAGCCCGGGAGCAACTCTTTCAGTAGTTGGGCACGAGAAATAGCCATTTAGTCGCTCCTTATACGCCAGTTGAGTTGGTGTACTGATGCGTCCCGATATTTATCTTAACGATAAACTCGACGAATGCGTCAGCGCCGGTTGCTGTCTCCCTGACCACATCAATAATACGGATGGGCAGAGTATTTGTGGTGTCTTGAGTTCCTTCATCAATCGCCACAGCGGAGTTACCAGTAATGGTAGACCCAGCGTTTTGAATTAATGCAATGTTGTTACCAATGGCAGAAATGCCCATTGCGGCAACAGTAGTGCCAGAGGAACAAGAAACCACTTGAAACAACGTGTCAGGATCATCAGCAACATAGGCAAAAATCTTAGTGCCTGCCGCTACTGCCTGACTAGCAGGGTAAAACTGTTGAATCTGAACTTGACCGGTAGAAGCATTGGTAAAGGTACAGCCCAGAAACACGCCATTGGGTGTTGCCGTGGTGGTTCCTGTGTCCTTTTCAATCGTTCCATCAGCCACACGCTTTACTAAATCGCCATAAAAAATGTTCGTTGCATAGCCGACGTTATTCGTCGTTGCAATTTGCATTAGGCGAGTTGACCCCGCAAAAACCTGACCGCCAATTAAATTGATCGGCTTCAGGCCATACGGAGCAGATACGGTTGGATAAGCCATATTAAACTCCTAAAAGGTTATTTACCATTTCCAAACGACGTTGTGGATTTTCTCTCCCTAAAGAGCGGCATCCTTGGGTCGTTCTCTCTCATAAAGTTATTGTCTACAGACTCCATCTGATCTCTATTTTTCTTTGAAAAGTGTTCTTTTCGTTGATCCATAAATTCTTCAGGGGCCTTGCAAAGCAACAATCCTGCGACCTCAATGTTGTCCTTAAAACGACTGTTGGGGTCTATTAACATCTGGAACTTGGGTTGTTCTTCAATCCTTACCGGCTCCCAGCCTTCCCGCAGTTTGGCGGAAATATTGCGTGGGTCTGCTAGATTTAAGGTTGAAACACGTACCCACCTATACGCATAACCGGGTTCTTTATCTGGCTCAGGCAGTGTTGATGCTGGTTGCCATGCCTTTGGGCGCTCGGTTTGTGTACGGTTTTGAAGTTCGCGTGCAAGTCTGTTTTCTGCCATTTTAGTTCTCCAATTTCAAAAATTCTTTAGCATACTGTTCGGGAGTGATCCCTAACCGTTTCACAACGTCAAGTTGCGACTGCTTAAGTTTGACTCTTTTGGGAGCCGTACTTCTTGAAGCCGGAGCAACTACTGGCGCAGATTTGGGGCGCGTTTGCTGAGGTTTTTGATCCTCAATTTCTTCTTCTCCATCTACATCTTTGAAGTAGTCTGGAAAAGAACGCCGTACTGCTTTGTCAATACGACGAAAATATTCTTCAGTGCCATTAAATTTCTGCCCAAACTCGTCAAGCAGTTCTTCATGTACACCATAAGCAAAACTGGACATTGCCTTATGTCTGGGGCTGCCAAACCAAGGATTCTTCTCAAGCCACTCTGCGGTTTTTGGCTCCAGCGGAGCGGCTTCAGGTTTACTTTGAAGGATTTGTACTTCTTTTTCAGGCATTTGTAAAGTAGGTTTGAAGTCATTTGCCTGTTTTAGTGAAAAAGTAGCCTCAGTAATCTTTACCTGTGCAGCGGCTAAAGCCTCTCCATCGCCAGCGTCATACGCGGCTTTGTACTCAGCTTTTGCCATCTCCAGTGCCCGGGAGGCGGCGTCTTTGGCTGTATCGGCATAAATTTTCTCGCCTTCAGTCAGCCTAGATTTAAGCCGTTTGTTCTCCTCGATAGCCTGTCTGGCTACGGTTAGGGCCTCCTCACGCTCGCGGGCGGCTCGTTCTTTCTCCCTCCGCTCATCGTGATAGACCTTCTTCATCTGTTTGAGCTTGGACTTGACCTCTTCGTCATATTTGTCCAACTCGTCTTGGTCTAGCTTATCGACCAACTCCTTGGGCATTGGCTGGCGACCACGATCCTCTTCAGGCGTATCGTCCTCAACCTCAATATCTACTTGAGATTTAGCCTCTACCTCTTTTTCTACGGGTTTACCCTTATTAGGAACAAACCCTTCGTCTACATCTACTTCATATTCATACTTTTCTTCAGCCATTTTGGGGCTCCTTATTTACGTGAAATACCGCGTGGATCCTCGACTACTCCCTCAACGGAGTCATCATTGATAATCCTGAACTCTCGACCATGGATCTTTAGCCGTGTACCTGCATGGGGGCGCACGAGAATAAAATCCCCTTCCCTACACCAAGGTCCTGATGGGAACCTTGCGGCATCCTTATAGCAATCCGGCCCCATCTTTACGACAAAAAGAACCGTTGTTAGGAGTTCTTCGTGCTGGAGAGTCAGGTCAGATTTAAGGATTCCGCTTTCGTACTGCTCGTCTATATTAGGAATCCCGCACAAAATGCGGTATCCAGAGGGGTCTGGCAACTGTTTGGCTTTCCTATCGTCGGTGTCCGGTAGTACTGTTGCCTCGTTTGGGTCATCGGGGTTTGTGCCGATTAATAATTCACTCATCAGAGTTTTCCATCCTTTCTGCTGTTTCTATAAGAATATTGTTTGCGATTAGGAGTCCGCGATAAATCCCGCAGCCGTATTGGTAGGCCCCAAAATCTTTTGCATTACCTAAAACCGTGTCCTGCTCTATTACCTTCATTTCCTCTCGTATCTTGTCTGAAAGATACTTGAGTAGGTCATTGCTCATTTACTCTCCTTTTTAGGTTGTTTGGATTCTTTTAATACTTGCCCCATCTGTAGGCCAAGTTTTATGCCCTCTGCCTGATCTTTAGAAGCCTTTTCGTCTTTAGCCCGGGCTATTTGAGACCCGAGTTTGGCTCCTTCTATCTCAGCCTGAGTGGCAATCCGTAGCTTCTCAACCTCTAGTTGATCGGCCTTAGCGGCTGCATCCATAACGTCTTTTTGTGCTTTACGCTGGACTTCTGCCTGTTTGATCTGTAGCTCCTGCATCTGGATCTGGGTAAGCGGGTTCTGTGCTTCAGCGGCGGCCTGCTGTTGAGCGGCCTCTGCCTGATCCTTCTGTAAGAGTTTGGCTGCGCCCCTAGCTGCCAAGCGAGAAATAGCCAACTCGTACTCTTCCGGCAAATCTTGATCCGGCGGGGGCAATTCTGTACCTATTTGCTCTTCCATCTCCTTGCGGTACTGGAACGCCACATGCTCTTGTATGTGAGCCATTGCTGCCGCCTGAATCTGCCCAGCCATCGGGTTCTGACCAATCAACTGTGCTATTTTCGGGTCCTGCATAGCCATTAAGTGGACCGTGATATGTGCCTCATGGTCTTGGTAGATAAACGCCTTGACTGGCTTGCCATTAATAACAGCCATGTTCTCGGATATCGGATCACGCGGTTTCTGGTCTTCCGGCATCGGAATTAGTTTCTCGGCGTTCTTAATACCCAGCACCTCTAGCATCTGCCTGTGGAGCATCGGGAGGTCATAGATCTGAGGAGACTGCTGAGCCAACTGCATAACGGCTTGGTACTGAACCACCTTTTGCGACATCGTGGCAGCGTTGGGGTCTGACACGGGAATCACATCCACTTGGTCATAGTCCGACTGCTTTACGCTTCTGGTGCCCTCTACCGGCTCATATGAGTAGTCTTCGGGGGTGTAGTCACGGATGATGATCTTGAGGAGCTTGAACTCCTGCTTCATGCTGTAGTGAATCCGTGCTTGCACTGCCGACATCACTTTGAGCATCCGCTCTAATATAGCCAGCGTTGTACCTACCGGTGACTGAGACGACATATCACTAACCTTAAGGTCAGCAATTGCTGCGAACCGGCGACCATCATCAATGATCTGATTTAACAGCCCAGATAAAACTTGGCTAGGCTCCTTATATGGGAGCGTCATGATGTTGTCTTTAATAGTACCGCTCGGTACGTCTACGTCTCTAAACTCTGCTGGGGAGATTGGCGTGTCATCACCTTTGACTCGGAGTCCTCGGGTTTTAAAACCTCCCGGTAGGTTAGACAAAGTACCAGCATCAACAAGTTGTCGAAGAATCGAAGTACCAGACTTAGCAAAAGAACCAATGAGGTGAATAAGACCAAAATGATAAAACCCAAATGCTGGTATGTATCCATAGTGTACGAAGTGTTGGCGTTTAGCCCTTAGATCATCATCGGGATTCCAATTACGACGGATTGCTAAAATCTCTTGCGTATCTTTATCAATTGTTATCACATATGGCAGAGCTATTTCAGTAGGTTCTCCATCCTCATCTACGTCTGCATACTTATCATCTTCAATTACTAAATCTGCGTGTATCTCAAGGATCTTGTATCTATCATCGCTGGTGGCTTGAAAGCCCATTTTTTCAGCAATTTTCTTTTCTACTTCATCTAGTGAACTCTGTGGTTCTGGTAACTCAACATCCTTGTAAAACCCAGCAACCATAAGCTTCTTCAGCTCATTTTTAGTTTTACGCATTACGTGTGTCACACGTTCTGCTGTCTCTAAACTAGAGGCGCCGTAGGGCACAATAATATCTTCAGCGGGGACAAATATAGATGCCTGCCGTTCTAGCGATGGATCATAGTAGACTTTCTTAAACGCATTACCTGCTAAGCCCAAACCCCACAACATTCTCTCGTGCTCTGGGCGATACTCAACCATACGCTCAGTTAGTTGATAGTTCATGTCGTCGCGCACGCGAACGGATGCCTCTTTCTTTTCTGGAGTCTCTTTACCGATGATCTGAGTTTTCACCGGCCCCATTGCAGGGAATGTCTCCATAATTGTTTCGGACTGAAACTTCACCAGCGCCTCAGATAGTAGGGGGTGAACAATCCCACATGCCCCGGGCCAAGGCTCTGTCCGGTCCTCAATCTTCATACCTAGAAGCTCTAAGCCATCTACGTATGTCTGCATCCAATCTTTACGGGAGTCAATATCGGACTGAACATCACCTAATAGATCTCCTGCTAGTTCAGTTAACTGCCCCTCATCCATATCTTCGGCAAGGTTCGCATTAAAGTCTTCTGCTTCTTCGCCCTTCTCAATCTCCAGTATCGGCATACCATCGACACCGATGCGGACAGCTTCTGGATCTTCAATCTCAATTTCTATTTCAGGACCTTCCTGAACCATCATCCCTTCGTCCAGTCCTATAGGAGCTTGGTTGAGTGCTTTATCAATAGCCATGTTCTATCCTTAGTAGTAGACGTTCTGCTTACGTCTATAATATATTTCGTCATCAGGCTCGTCCGTCGGTAGACGCAGGAACCCACCATTTCTAAATCTCAAAAGGGCTTGAGTTGTTGAGTCCACCAAGTCATCGTTCGCTCCTGATGGAAAGTCGTTGCACTCCTCAATAACATCTTTTGCCCACCGCCTGTCAGGTGCCCAGACTATCCCAGACGAAAACAAATCGGACACAGCGTTGACCCTTGCAATCTTATCCTGCCCCTTGCCCGGCGTAAATTCTGAAACCGGCACGCCCATGCGCCGCAACTCCTGATAAAGCGCTGATCCGTTGGACTTCTTCTCCACTATAAACGCATCTGGCTCCCACTCTTTGTACTCTTCAAGCACCATGGCCTTTAGTTCAGGGAACTCCATGCGCTTTTTTACAGAATTGAGCAATATGATGTTATAGACGTTCGTTTCTTCGTTCTGGAAGACGCCCCACGTAGTCAAGGCGTTGTAGTCCGCCCGATTGTTGGCTTCTTGAGCCGCGTCAAGGCTCATAATTACGAACTCGCACTCTGGTGGGCTCTCTTTATCCCAGATCTGCCACCACTCCCTCTTAATTAGTGCTCCCTCTTCAGCCGTCGGGTCCTGCATATACTGGGCCTGCCAGTATCGGGGGTCCATTCCAACCTTTTTGGCCTCCAACTCCTCTACGGGCCAGAACTCGGGCCAAAGTGCCTTCCCACTAGGTAGGATGGCTGGAAACTCCACCACTTCCCATTGATCTGCGTCCTCATTTTTGATCATGTGGTTCACAATCTGCGCGGTCAAGTCAAGCTTTGACCACCGTGTCATCACCACGATTATGGCGCCACCCGGCATTAGACGCTGGATCGGTCCTGACTGAAACCACTCCCATGCTGGCAAGAACACCTCGGGTCGCATTTGCTTAGCTTCCTGCTCTGAGTGTGGATCATCGATAATAAACAGATCGGCACCACGACCAGCCAGAGCGCCACCGACACCAATAGCAAAATACTCGCCTTTAAAATTTGTTCCCCAACGTGACGCCGACTTAGAGTCTTGCTGGAGCTCAATCTGAGGAAAGATGTCTTTATATTTCTCATCTGCCACCAAGTTACGCACCCTACGACCAAAGTCAACCGCCAGATCTGCCGTATGAGAGGCCATAATGACCTTCTTATGAGGGTATTTACCTAGAAACCACGCGGGTGCGAGGTAGGAAATTAGTTCAGATTTACCGTGACGGGGGGCAATATTGACAATAACCCGCTTTTTCTTGCCTGCGGCTATTTCTTCAAAGATATTAGCCAGTCTGCGGTGGTGTGGGCCTACTTTATAGCCCGGATATACGTGATCTGCGAAGGATAAAAGGTCCGTTTGACCTATTTTCTTGACTTGTTCTGCCTCATAACGGCTAATTTCGTCTAAAGCCTCCAACTTTTCGTTGTGGCTAAGCAGACTAATATGGGTTTTTAAGAACTTAAGCCGCTCGGGTGTCAGCATCTATTGCCTCTACGTCGATTACGTCCCGTTTTTTCCCTTTTTCAGCCAATCTTTCGAGTCTTTCTAACTTCTCAAGTAGAGATTTCTCGACTTCTTCGCTTGTTTTGTGAGCAACGGTGACTTCTGTGCGCTTTTTGAACGCATCAACACCGTCGATCTCTCCCAGCGCTTTGACTGCGGGGAGTGCAAATTTGGGATCGGGGTTAGTAGTCTGTTCTACTAACTTATTTACGACGTAGAGTTTAAGGTCTGCGAGGTCTCGCACCACCATTTGGTCATATTGAGCGACCATTCCAGCCAAATAGGCCAGTATTTCATTTCTATAATTAGCAAAATCTACTTTTTCATTGCTTGTCAACATCTTTTTGGCAAGCTCTCTTGCCGTGTCTTTATCTTTCTCGTCAGGCTCAATAGGCTTGCCCTGCAGATCAGATAAGAGTTTGATAGTCCTTGCGTAGACCTCTAACTCTTCTTGCTGCGTCATCTGAGGCATTGCCCCAGTCGCGTCTTTTGGTAACGCGATATCTTTATCGACATCAAGAATATATGTAGACATGCGCGGGTTATACCACAAAAAAAGCCCCCTGTATACAAAAGGGGGCAAAAGAGGAGCCCGGCATCACGGAGCCGGGGGCCGACAGGGTAGGAATCGTCGGAACCATCCTGCAAAAATATAGTACCCCAAAAGGAAACGGGACTCCAGAAAAAGACAAGGGGGCATTTCCTAGGGGAGTGAAAACCTTGACTTTGGGAAAATACGAAGGGGGTGGGGGCTCATTTTTTTAGGCTGCCGTACTTTGGCTTAACCATGCGGGTTTGCGGGCGATTTTTTGTACTTAGTGCCGGTTTAATAAATGCGCAAAAGTTAAGTTAATTGGTAATTTTGGTGATGATTTGTGTGGATTAAGGGGTATGGGGTGCGCAGGTACCATCTACCGGCATCGGGGGGGTGGGGTACGGGTGGGGGGCGAATACCTTGATTTATGCCCTAGGATATTGTATAACATACTCATGGCGGTATATTCCGCTGTTTATTGGAGAGCATCATGGAGCAATTAGGTAATCTCGTAATCAGCTTAGTTCTGTTAGATCCCGCACCAAAAGGGTGTCACCCAGACGATCTCTTTTCCCGTCGTTCACGCCGTGTCAGTCTGCTTCGTATGTATCAAGTATCAAAAGAAGAAGCGCATAAGACAGCGACAATGTTCCTAGCAGATAACAGGCTAGACAACAGCGACCATTACCAGACAGAAGTAGTCTGGACTTACACCGAGAAAATTTATATGTAATCAACCGGGGGGCGAAAGCCCCCCATCAACTAGGAGAGCATCATGCAATTAGAATTATTCCCCAATGACTTTGTAAGATTTGCTACAGAATTTCCCAGGGAAAAACTCAATATTATTCGGGAAGATAAGCCAGAGGAATACTATCGAATAATGCAAATCAGGAATGTAATATCTAAGCATAGATATGCAGTTAGAGCATTAGATAAGCGTCTAACATGGGATTTAGAAAGACTAATGTAATTAACCGGGGGCTTCGGCCCCCATAAACTAGGAGAGCATCATGAAAATAAGTAACATCTTCCAACTACGCGACACGCTTCAGGGTTATGGTTTTTGGTACACGCTCTGGTTCCATGGCGTCAGCTTCGACACGCTGTGGTGCATATTCGTAGCGTGGCAAATGATCAGATATGACAGACGGTTAACTCAGCAGTATGAGTAATCAGGGGGCTTCGGCCCCCTTTTTTTGTGCCCCCGACTTTGATACCAGTTATGTTTCCGTGAGCGAGGCTGTGTGCGCTAGCGTCTTAAATAGCGTTTCACATGGGGCTGAAAACCTAGCTATCGGGCTAGCCGTATGCTATAAGATACTCATAGCGCAAGTGTTTGTGCTATCCGACCCGGCGGTTTCCGGGTTTTTAAATG